CTTCAGCTTTGCGCCTCTCATCGTGTCTAGCATGAGTCAATTCTTTGATTCTGCTTTGAACATTCTGTGAGTAACTCGCAATTTCGTCGTCGGTAGGATCGGCAACTTCCTTGTTTAAAGGTTGTTTACCTTTGTCCCGGTCGGGCGTGTCATCGACAATTTCAATCTCAACTTCATCATCGATTTCAATTTCGACTGGTTTGTCAATTTCATCGGGAAACTTAAATTCGCTCATGGTTTTCCTTTATGCACGGCTTATGCCGCGTGGGTCTTCAACAACAGCATCGACTTGGTCATCGTTGATGAGCCTAAATTCTTTGCCGAATATTTTAAAACGTGTACCAGAATAAGTACGAGTTAGCACAAAATCTCCAGGCTTGCACCACGCTCCAGTGGGGTACTTTTCTGGGTCTTTATATGCATCGGGCCCAACCTTAAGCACAAACAAAACGGTTGTAGCGTGTTGTTCTTGTACCGCGTATTGGGATGGTCTTATCAGATCCAAATCAGTTCCATCAATCTTGTCGGAAATGTCGGGCACTCCGCAAAGAATTTTGTAACCGGTTGGTTCTGGTAATACAGTGGCCTTCTCTTCATTGGTTGCATTCTCTTGTGGGGCCTCCACAGGTTGGATGGTTTCTGGCATTGAGACGCCAGCTGGCAAAATTAAATCACTCATCTTCTTCACTTTCTTTTAGCAGGTCTAGGAGGTAACGCTCTGCAATGGCCAGACCTGAAATAAGCCCGCAGAGTTTTTGATATTCTTCGAAAGAGCGGCAAGAACCACCAGCCATGTCATCGGCATAGTTGTTCATGTCGGTGCGTATTTTTTCGCGCAATACGCGTGCGAAGTCTTGGATCATTGTTTACCTTTGTTGGCCTCTCGCCTTCTCATAGCAAGTTCGGCTTTGTGTTTAGCAATATCGGCACCGGTTTGTATGCCGATCTGTCTGTCAGCCGCGGCAGTCTGATTTCTGTGTTTTGCAACATCAACAATCGTATTGAGTGCGGCCTGCTTCTCTTGTGTATCGATTTGGTTTTTGTGTTTGGCCATATCGATACCGGCTTTGTATGCGCCTAGCTGTTGGTCGCCAGCTATTTTTTGTTGCTCGAGCTGTAGTTTTGCTTGAGCAATTTGCGCTTCCATCTGGGCCTTTTGAGCTTTGATTTGAACTTCTTGTTGTGCAATTTGCAGTTCTTGCTGTTGCATTTGTAAAACAGGATCCTGCGCTTGCTGTTGAGCTTGCTGTTGAGCAGCCTGTGCCTGATGTTGTTGGGCAACTTGTTGGGCAGCTTGTGCAAGCATCCCAGACAATGCAGTCTCGAGCTGGGGACTCATCTTTTCATCCTCTGGCGGCATAGCCATACCGAGTTGTTCCTCAACTTGTTGACGATACATATATCCAGCATGTTCACCCATGTGGGCCTGAAGAGCCGCCATGATTTGGTTAGCTTGTGGGTTCTGTCCAATGATTCCCATAATGACTGGGTCTTGCATCATGGACTGGTGGACTTGAATATGAGCTTGATGATTTTGGAACAAAAACGCCTTTAACGGTTTGCCTTTAAGCGCCGCTTGATTCTCAGATACAGGGTCTGAAGGTTTCTGATCATCTGGTAAAGGTACGAGTTTGTCCGCATTTTTAATTCCTAAAACATCCAACATTGATCGGTGCAGCTGTGGAAGATCATAGATTTGTGGCGCCATTTGGGCCATCTGTATCACGGCCTGATACTGCACTACCCTTTGGGAAAGAGTCGCTGCATTAGGGTCAGACACTGGGATAATGTCAACTTTATCGTAGTCATCCTTTTTAGACTTCTTGCCGCCATACTCTGGGTCGTAAGTATAGTCTGGGTCGGTATAGTCCCTGATAATGTTCTTTAAGAGCTTTAACTCCTGCTTTAACGCAAAGTGGGTGCGGGCTTGCACTGCACTTAACACTTTAAGTTGTCTCTCCAGCAGGGCCAAAGTAGTCCCAACCGGTGTCTGTGCAGACATATCGGACACATTCATATCGGCAGTAGCAGCAAACCTACGGCCTTCATCTACGATGTTATTGAGTAGTGTGTATAGAACTTGACTGGGTTCTTTGTATGGCAGAGGAAGAATAGAATCTCGGATGTTTCCGGATGCTACGTCTACGTCTCTAAATTCCCCTGGAGCAATTGGGGTATCATCGCCCTTAATGCGCAAGCCCCTGGACTTGAGTCCCCCAGGCAGGTTTGATAAAGTTCCAGCATCAATGAGTTGTCGCATGATGCTAGTGGCAGATTTAGCAAAGCCACCAATGAGGTGGAACAATCCGAACCCGTAAGCGCCAAAGCCGGGTATGTATTGATAGTGGACAAAATGCTGTCTCTTGAGACTGAGTTTATCGCCTTCATTCCAGTTTCTCCTTATGGACAAAATATCATGAGTACCTTTAATTAGTGTAACGACATAAGGAACCATAATTCCCGTCTCGTCACCTTCCTCGTCTACATCCTCAAAACCTTCTAACTCAAGATCAACGTGGCACTCATAAAGCGTGTAGCGTTCATCATTCAAATCACTAAACCCAGTCTCCTTATCCTTGGCCATCTGGATATCTTCTCTGGCGCGGCTGGGGTCTGGCAGCTCTATGTCTCTATAGAATCCGGCATTCTGTAGCTTAACAATCTCGTTCTTGGTCTTTCTCATGACGTGCGTCACTCGATAGCAAGTATCCATATCTGTAGTCCCGTAGGGAAGAATGATATCTTCGGCAGGAATGAACATGGAGACTTGACGGCCTAGATTGGGGTCGTAGTAGACCTTCTTAAAAGCCGAACCAGTCGCAGGCAAAGACCAAAGCATGCGCTCATGTTCTGGCCTGAATTCTTTCATGACCTCGGTCAACTCGTTGTTCATGTCGTCTTGGACATTAATCGATATTTCTCGAGTCTCGTTGGTCTCTTTGCCGATGATCTTGCTGCGGACTGGTCCTTGGGCTGGGAAAGTCTCGGTGATCATCTCAGACTGGAACCGAACGACCGCCTCTGTAATCATGGGGTGAAAGACTCCTGATGCGCCATCCCAGGGTTCCGTTCTTTCTTCTATATGCAGGCCGAGTAATTTAAGGCCCTCTGTATAGGCTTTCTCCCAGTCCTTCCTGGAATTCTTGTCTTGGTCAATACTTTTATCTAAATCACCAGCCAAGGTGGCCAGGGCACCCTCACTGATATCATCGGCCAAGTTATCATCAAAACCCTCATCCTCGCCTGTTTCAATATCAATCTCAAGATCGCCTGCTTTAATATGAACTGCCTCTGGATCTACAATTTCTATTTCCATCGGCTCCTGATCTTGGGCCAGGCTCTCGAGTCCAGCTGGGGCTTGGTTAAGTGATTTGTCTATCATGATGTTCCTTAAATTAATTTCCAATTACCTGATGAATAATGTTGCGGCATTGCAACCCCACCGGACTTGTTACCTGAATCTTGTTTCATATAGCTCTTTAATGATTCCAACATTTTGAGTTGGTCTTTGTTGTATTTCATTTCATCGTTGGCTTCTTTTGGCCATTGATTTAATAAATATCCTCGCATTGCAGAGTCTGTTCCGTTTTGCACCGCATCTGCGGCTGGCCTGCCTTCGTCCATTGTTTGTTTAAAGTCACCAGAAACTGTAGCAAGTGTAGCAAGTTGCTTTGCAGTCATTGAATCTATTAAATCTTTTCTAGTTTTATTTGCAATGGGATCGACATGCATTAATTCGCCAGCCAAGTCGTGATGGGTAAATTCATTAGGTTTGCCTATCATCACTCCGACTCTATCAATGGGAAATTCTTTTGGCCTTGGAGCGTTTGGAGCGCCGGGCTCGTTTTGAGGCCATGTTTCGGCGTAGTCTTCCCCTGCATTTCCAACCATTACGATAGGATTATGTTTTGCAATAAATGGGTATTCTTCAACAGCTTTACTCATTAAATTGTTTATATAATCATCCATCTCAATCCTTAATAGTATGCGGCACGACGACGATAGGAAGACGGTTCGTCTTTCTCGTCAGAATTTAATGACAAAAACCCGCCCTTTCTGAATCTCAGCAATGCTTGGGTTGTTGAGTCCACAAGGTCGTCATGGTCTGAGTTAGGGAATGCGGCCAATTCTTCGATTACTTCATCCGCCCATCTGGTAGGCGGTGCCCAGACCTTTCCGCTTGCAAAAAGATCAGACACTGAATTAATCCTGACCATCTTATCATTTCCCCTGCTGGGCGTAAACTCTTGTACGGGGATACCCATCGCCCTTAATTCATAAATAAGAGGTGCTCCGGATGCCTTTGCCTCTACGATAAATGCATCTGGCTCCCAATTCCTATATTCTTCTAACGCTACCTGCTTGAGTTCCGGGAACTCCATCCGTCTTTTAAATGCATCCAACAATATGACGTGTGGATCTCGGACGTTCTCGTTGAGATAAAACACGCCCCAAGTTGTGCATGCAGAATAATCGCTTCGTTCGTTCTTAGTAAAGGCAGTATCCCAAGACTGGATTACATACTCACATATTGGAACTTTATCCTCTTCCCATATCTTCCACCACTCCCGCTTAACGATAGCCCCTTCCTCCGAAGTTGGAGACTGCATGTACTGGGCATTCCATTTCGCAACGGGGAGTTCAGACTTGAGGGCCAGCAACTCCTCTAACCTCCAAAACTCTGGCCATAAGGGGTTTCCGCTTGGCATTATTGCTGGTAGCTGTATGACCTCCCACTTCTCCCCATCCCTGTCAATCATGGATTGGATGATCTTGCCCGTTAAATCTTTCTTCGCCCAGCGTGTCATCACCACCACAATAGACCCTCCAGGCTGTAGACGCTGGCGAGGACCGGATGTGTACCATTCATAGACTTTATCAAAGACAGTAGGATCTCCTTGGGCTAAAGCTGCTTCTTGTTCCGAGTGTGGGTCATCAATAATCAGCAGATCAGCACCTTTACCTGTTACCGTACCGCCTACACCGATAGCAAAATACTCTCCATTCTGATTCGTACTCCACCGTCCTGCGGCTTTAGAATCAGACCGTAAATTTACTCCAGGGAATATTCGATGGTATTGTTCTGACGCCACCAGGTTCCTTACCTTCCGGCCAAACCCGACCGCAAGTTCTGCTGTATTAGACGTCTGTATTATTTTCTTAGATGGATACTTTCCCAAAAACCATGCCGGCAATAGAAAAGACGCAAACTCAGATTTGGTATGCCGAGGCGGCATGTTAATAATTAACCTCTTAATCTTACCCGTCGCTATATCCTCAAACTTTTGTGCCATCAGTTCATGATGCCGACCGTGTATAAACCCAGGCCACATCTCCGACACAAACTGCATAAAGTCATCTACCGCCTCTTCTACGTTTAAACTCTGCTTATAGTACTCAAACATCTCCCACATCTCAGCCGCCACATCCTCTGGCATACTCTTAATCGCCTCCTCCATCGCAGCTGTATTCATTCAATGTTCCTAAAATTAATATACACCGGCCGTATACTCCTATCCTTACCTGGTAACTTCTTACAAACCCCTAACTTACACAAATTATTCACCACCCTCGATACATTACCCCTACCCTTATCCCCAGTCGCCCGCATAATATCATCATACGACGGCCCATACCCCATCACCCTCCAATGCTCATCTATCGCTAAAAATATATTCCTTTCCTTCGGTGTCATCTCCATCTCCATACACTCTTCCCTACTATACCTACCAGGCTTCCTCATCCTATCTATGTCACTCTTTCGTACTACATATCGTTTTTTCAAAAATATACCCCCCACCCCTATTTTGTTTCAGAGAGTGACGGGGGGGGTGGCACTAGTGCCACTTCGTCAGGCTGATCCGTTTTTTCATCGGATTGAGTGTGGGGAATAGTATGTATAGGGGAGGGGCCCCGAGCGTTCGCGCCCGCGGGGGATGCCCCCGTGGTGGGGTCAGCAGGATCGCCTTTCCCACCGCCAGAATCATCGTTGATCTCGTCCAGTAGACTCTGTCCACCGGTTCTCGTTGGCTTTGTGTCCACATCGATGACTGATTTGATCCTCTCTAATAGTTGAGCCTTGATGTCTTGACTCTTCTTGTGGATCACAGTCGTTGTCTTGCGTTCCTCGAATGCTCCGACTTCGTAGAGCTTGCCTATTAACTCTAGCGCCTTGATCCTTTGCGCGGGAGGGAAGCCTTCATCAAGGGAGTGTTGAACCAACTGCTGGACAAGGAGAGCCTTTAATTGAGTGGGATTTCGTAGTTTCTCCGCCTCTACCGCCAACTTGTAGGCGCTGACCTCTGCGATGATCCTAGGATCACCGGCCAATCTATAAGGATCACAGTTCAATGTCTTCTCGCTCTTGGCGTTATATGACTCTCTGTATGCTTGTCTCTTGCTCATCTTACCCTCGGCTAGTTTACGGGCGAATTCTCTTTGTCTTGATGTTAGTGGCTGACTTGTCCCGAGGATTACTTCTATCGGGGTTTGTTTCAATGTCTCTTGGATTTGCGCCCTTGTCAATTTGGGTTGTGGCTTTCTTCGGTTCTTGGACTGCTCTTCCATCTTGCCTCCTCCTTGCGTTCGCGTGAGTATAAATTGATATGCCTAATCCTTGCAACCCAATCGCTGTCACTAGTGACACTTTCTTTGATTCCTGCCTAAATTTTAAGCACGCCCGAAGTGTTGTATTTATATCATCAGGGTTACAAGTCACAAAAACACGAATTATTTTTCTTTTGAAAATCAACGACTTACGCCAACTTTTTTATTTTGGCACGAATCTTGCGCCCTATATATATGAGAGGGTCGAATTTTCCTCTCACTTATCCACAATTTTAAGGAGTAGCAAAATGAACGAACAACAATTTATACATCACGTTAGAAAGTACGCAATGGATCATTACGAGAAGGGTTGGGATTATGTTGTTGAGTGTTGGGACGATGGTGATATCCTTGAGTATTACATTGAGGGGAATACGAACAAAGCCTTTAGGAATATCGCTTCTGCGGTCAACACCCGTCGTGAATATGCTAACGAAATCCGCAGTACCGCATTCTGAGCATAACTGATGAGTCCTGATTGGACGAAACGCCCGAAAGGGCGTCTTATGCAACTAACCAAGGAAAACACAATGATTAACATTCAGATCAACACCGAGAATTCGGCCTTTGAGGACGATCCAGTCGGCGAGCTAGTGCGCCTATTCGACTACATCGCTAGTCATGTACAGGAGCGCAATTGCCTCCCCAAACGCCTTTTCGATGTCAACGGCAATGCTTGCGGAACAGTAAAGGAAGACTAAATGATACTCACCGACAAAACCGACATCGAGCATTTTAGAATGCTCACTCTGCACAAAATGCTCAAGCTCGAGATCCAAGGTCTCAAGTTTAGGACATCGGCCTTGGCTATCCTCAAAAAGGAAGGCTACACCGGAACCCGAAAACAGGTCTACGAGCAACTCTCGAAAGATCTTGGCAAATAACCTTTTTTTAAGTTAAGATATCACACATGGATCAATCCCGATCCATGTGCAACAAAGGAAACAAAAATGAAACAGTACAAATTTTTTACAGATGCAGGACACGGTTGGTTAGAGGTCGATTTGAAAGAATTGATTGAACTGGGTGTCACTAGTGCCATTTCTCACTACTCATACATCAAAAGGACGGAAACCGGAACAAAGGTTTACCTAGAGGAGGATTGTGACGTAGCAAGGTTTGATGAAGCCATGAAAAAGAAAAACATTGAGTATGCTTGTTTCCACATTGATCACGGCATGGATTCACCCATTCGGAACTATTTGCGTTTTCACGAAGGGAGAGTCTAAATGCGATGCGATCACACTAAAGAAGATTCGTGGTGGGAACACGATGGGCGGGGCATTCCCCTTGCGCGCGTCTGCGACAAATGCCGAGACGAAGTACTTTCAAAGTACGACCCAAGAATTTTGACTTGGTACACCCAAGCTGACGTTGACGAACAAATTGAAGAAGATTATTAAGGAGTAAAAACATGGGATTCTTTTCTAAAACTTGCGCAAAATCACACCTGCCAGTCTGCTCTTCCTACAAGCAGAGACCATTCTTCAGTGAGGTCGTGGCACTTCTTCCCGATGGATCAATTTTGGAGGGCGAATATGACGGCTACGGACGTGTTAACGAGCATCAGCTAGTCGATGACTGGGAAAAGGTTAAATTCGTTTTAAAGGCCGTTTATGCGGGCGAGAAATACAAAGACCTTGGCAAGTCCTACGACGAAAAAGCACAAGGGTGGTTTATGGATGACGAATTCTTGGATATTTGCGAAATCAAAGGTTCGTTTGCGAGCCACAAAGAATATCAATTGTTTTTTGACAAATTTGCAAAGTGGTAAAAATGAAATTAATGAAAAATAAAGACGGCTATCAGGCAGTCACGATGTTCCCCTTTGATGAGACACGCACTATGCGCATATCGACCAGTAAATACCTTGGCGATTTATGTACAACAGCTAGTGTCGTCACCCTGACCGAGAATGGATTCAGTCATGTCATCTTCAAGGATTGGACTGCGCTCATTGAGAGAGAAAAGACTAGGGTCACTTCCGGTGCAGTAAAAAAGCAGCATGAGGATGCCCTAAAAAAGATAGATGCGTGCATTCAATCCGCACAACAGTTCTACGAACATCAGCGTAACTGACGAGTCCTTATGGACGAAACCCTCGCGAGAGGGTCTTACGCAACTACAAAGGAAATCTATGAAATTCACCGAGCACGATTATATCAATGCAGGGTATCTCTTCGAGAAGGGACGCATCAAGCTCAGACGATTCGAGCGGATGCTCGCCCAAGAGTACCAAGAGCACAAAAACAAGGCAGTCTTTCTTTTCAATCGCGGACGTTTGGAGGCCAAGCAATGACACCGAACGAAGCATTCTACGAATGGGAGCGCAAGAACAACCACCAAGATATGTCTCAACGAGACAGGATCATTTGGATCAGCGGATACATTGATGCACTCAAGATGAAGTCCGATCAACAGTTAGAACAATTCTTCGCCAAGCACGAAGCCAGTCAAAACAACAAATAAGGGAATAACAATGGCACGATTAATTAAAAATGAAGGTCAACAGTGGTTGATCCGAGACGAATGGTGTGAGGACGATATCACAGACCAATGCGAGCAGATTGGCGAAGAACTCACCCAAGAAGAAACGCGCAAGGTGTTGGAAATCATCGTCAAAACACACGACGCAGAAATCGGCATCAACTGGAACTCTATCAATTCAGCAATCGATGAGGTCTTAATGCAACGCGATCAAGAGGCTAAAGGAGATTAAAAATGACTTGTTCAAAATGTAACTCGCCAACAAGTAACACTTGGGATTGTGAATGCCAGTATGAAAAGGTAGACCCAATGCTACGGGCTAAGATTTTAGCCAAACTAACACCGCAAGAACTCGATCCAGAAATGTACTCCGACTCGGACACATGGGACTCAACTGAGGTCGATGGGGTTATGTATGACCTCAATTTTTGGTTTGATGACGATAAATTCAATATCACCGCTTATTTTTTAAACGAGGAAGATGGTGTTGTTGTTACGGATAACTGCAGATTTTTTAGGATTTTGTCTAAAACTGTTAAGGTAATCAACGAGGAGAATGAATAATGACACCAACAGATCAAGCATTTTTTGACTTGTACAAAGGTCAAATCTCACAATGCGATGAACAAATTCTTTTGGAATTTATAGAGTCGCAACAATCGGACTATGGGCAAGAGGCTTTTTATTCTAGGTATGCGTCTTTCTATTCGCACCTGATGGATACCTACATTGCATTCAAGGCGGGCATAGAGTACACCAAACCAGTTAAATACATTGTGATTAACGGAACTCCAACGAATGGGTTTAACTTTTATGGCGTCTTCAAAAGTTATGATAAAGCCACAGTTTGGGGCAAAGATAAGTTTGAAGAGTCGGGATTCGTTGTAGCGGAACTTAGGGAGACAACATGAATACTTATTTAATTTACTCAAGTCAAAAAGTTTATTACAGAAACAAAATTGAAGCTGAATCCGAAGATGAGGCTTTGAAAATATTTATACGCAGTGAATTAAATGGTTACGATGAACTTGGCACAATTGAAATTGACAACATTGATTTGATTGAAAAAGGAAATTGACAATGAAAAACTTAGAAATCATTTGGAATGCTCTTTGTTGTTATCGGGAAGACTGTATCAGCGATTCGGACTATGACCAAGAATGGGACGATATCTGCTCCACAATGGCCTTGATTGAAGAAAGCCTAAACCCTGAAGAATGGACAGGCCTGACCCTCATGGATCGACCATAAACGGCTTTAATGACTCCGAAGCCTGATCTGTACCAACTCTCAATTCGAAGTCATTGAAATCCTCTCCGGCCTCGCCTACCCAGTAGTGCGGGGCTATTTTTTTGGCAGTAGCTATCCCAATTGGATCATTATCAGCGACAACCAACGGATTTTTGAGACCCTTGGCTATCTCAAGCATATTACCGGCACTAAAACAGATATGAATCTTGTACCTCGCTTTCATCCGTTTGAGAGCCCTACGAACCGACAAGCCGGTGGCGTACCCCTCGACCAAGATGTCCCTACCCTTGTTATCGATGACCAGACTTGCCCCTTTCGTAATCTGCCCCGACAAAAACCGCTTCTGTCCATCTGCCCCGATCAACTGACAGCCAACCAACTTATCTCTAACCCGCATCGTGACAACCAACAGTTCTTTCCATACTAATCCGCGCTCCTGAAACCCTTTTCGCAGCAGATATGGGTGGCCATCCAACCGACCGCTTTTGACGATGTAGATGGCCTTTTTGCGGGCTTCCTCTTGTCGGTTCTCACGTTCGACAGCCAACTGTTTTATCTTTGTGTGGTCTCTGACATAAGTTTTATCGGATTTGTAGATGGCGTGCTTGTCCATCGTAGCGAAGTTGATAACTGCGCCACCATTTCCGTCAAAGACATAAGCTCCATTCATCTTTGTGGGTTTGTCAACAGTCTTGACCCGAGTCCATTTATCCAAGGTAAGACTGTCAATCAACAGTCCGTGATCGTATGCAAAATCCTCAAATCTCATACTTTTGCCTTCGCTTTTGCCCATGCAATATTCCTAGACTGTATCCACCGAATGGTCTTTTGTGATGTTGGAGTCGTTTGAGTATTCAATCCGCGCGGGAAAACTCCATACTTTTCCTTGTACTTGTGCGCTGCCCAACCATCTTTGTAGCCACGCAACTTACAAAAGTACAAAAGTTCCGAATAAAACGTCTGTGATTCGTCCGATCTTGACTTTTGAGCAGTCAATAGTTCCTCTAATTGTCCTGGGACACTCATCACTCCTGCTCTTTGTGGGCGTTCATACCCGCATTCGATGCAAGATCCATATCCTTTTATCCATAAAGCACTGCATCTTGGACAATAAGAGTCCTTTTTCTCTTTGTCAGTCAACTCTTTTTTGGCTTTTTCACCGGCACCCTCAAGTTCTGTAACACCCTCATCAAACAGTTTGTCCCAGTCTTTCCTAAACCTGAGATAGTTACCGCCATGATCCAACCAAACCCCAAACTTCTTCTCTGGTGCTGGGCGCATGACCCGACCCATCTGCTGAACGTGCGAGCTAAATGACTTTGAGAATGGCCTTGCCGAGACCCCTATAAGCACGTCTGGTACGTCGAAACCGCGGGTAAGTATGTCTGTGGCTATCAGCCCCATAATCGTCGTATCGGGCTTGCTAAAGTCCTCAATGGTTTCTCGCTTGTATTCGTCATCTTCAAGGTAAGAAATGCTCTTGAAATTGTACCCTTGCGCTTGAAACTGCTTTTCCAAATCCCGCCCATGCGCTACACCGGCACAAAACACAACAGTCTTTTTTGGACCGCCGAATATCTCATTGGTCTTGTTGATCCATTCTGTAACAATATCGCCAGTAATCTTCATACTGCGTTCGGTAACGTCATCCTGAGACCATTCACCGGCAACTTTCTTAGCACCGCTCATATCGATTTCTTTTGCTATATATATCTTGAGGGGTGTCAGCCAACCTTTTTCAATCAACTCCCCAGTTGAGTTTGCCCCTACAACATGAGAATAAACATCCCCAAGACCCGCAGTAAATGGCGTAGCAGTCAACCCAATCACCCGAATGGATGGGTGTTCTTTAAGATATTTGATGACACTTTTGCGTTGAACGTGGCATTCATCGATGATGACGTAATCTAAATCAGGAAAGTTATCCCGCTTTTCGAGAGTTTGGGCGGAACAAATCTGAATCCGCTCCATCGGTTTAAAACGCCAATGATCCGCTTGCATTACCCCATGATCAATCTTGTACCGCCCAAGACGCGTACTGGTTTGGTTGACCAATACGATCCTGTCCATGACCATCGCCACAGTTTTGTGGCTTTTTGCAATCTCTTGCATGAGATGGATAGCTACTTCCGTTTTGCCAAAGCCTGTAGGCGCATAAAGCAGTATCGCTTTATGGCCGTCAGCAAACCCTTTACTGATTTTCTCGACCACCTCAGTCTGGTGGGGTCTTAGTTCTAACATTTAAACTCCTGATGGGATTTGTGCCCAACTTCACTTCTTTTCTGATTTTTCCGCCCTGCGTTTCCAATACTTTACCTGCTGAATGGCATCGGCTGCTTTTTGTTGAAAGTCGTTCCGGCTCATCGTCATAGCATCCAACTGAGCTTGTAAAGACACCAGTTCAGCGCGTAAAGACTCAATCGTTTCTGCAATTTCTACCTTTTCTTCTTCGGGTAAATCAAGCTGTCCAACTGCAATCTTGTCACGCAACTTAGTGTTTTCGTTGAATAAAAACTGATTTTCAATAGTCAACTCATGCAATTTATCGTCTTCATAATCGTCTTCTTGTGGCACTAGTGCCACCTCTGGAGGTTTAGATTCAGGTTTTGGTGTACTTTTTATTTCCTTTTTAAGCTCTAGTTCCTTTTTGATTCGATTAACAGTCATCCGAGATACATTACAAATCTTGGCAATTTCTCTTTCACTTAGATCGCAAAGTTCGACATCATTTAAACAAGTGAGAACGCTTTTGCGCTTGTCATCATTGTTTCGAGGAAGACCGTGATCGTGATTTGCACCCAAAGAATATATTTTGGCTTCACGTTTTGTCCCTTTGACTATTTCACAATCAAGTTCGTTGATTTTTGCTCTTTTACTAGCAAAGTAGCGATGAAATCCATCTACCAACCACCAGTCTATGCCGTCGTGATAAATCTTGATTGGACGCATTTTGATGCCATCCAACAGTAATTCCATGTAGTTTTCAACTGTTTTTTCACTGATAGCTACCCGCGACTGTGTATCACCATCGATACGAATCTTTTCAATATTAATCTTCATATTCTCTTTCATCCCATTCTGGATCATCAAAACAAACTACCGGTGTGTCAAGACCGATGTATGCACCTATCACATTAAACTCAAGAAATTCATGGGCATCTTCTTCGTCCATGTCATCTCGCGTCATTAAAAGATCAATCATCTTATCGCCACTGTAGACCAGTACTTCAACAGTCATTTGGTCTCGCCAGATGCAGGCGGTGCCAATGACGCAATCGTCAAACCCGTACCACTTTTTCATGTATTGCGCTCCTTCAGCTTGGCTTCAATTTTTTGCCCTAATTCAATTCGATTCTCTGGGTCTTCAAGGTTACAAACTAGTTCAGCAATTTCATCAACTGTCAGTCCTACCCATTCTTTCTTACAAAATCCTCCATAGTTAGAACACATTTCTGAATTCCACTTGGATTCGTTTACACGCTCAGTCTCTTTGCATCTTGATGCGATGCGCTCAAACTCTTCATCTTCTTCAGTCATAACACCCTCCTATTAACCCACCAACATTTGATGTACCCCCAAAATGTTCTTTTAAATAGTTGTGCTTCTAATTTATTGATGCGCTCCTTCAGCTCATAGTTTTCCAACAGCAGTTCACTGTTGTGCATGGACATTATGTTCCATGCTTTTTGTATGTCTTCTTGATTCATTGGTTATCCTCCGTTGTAATGTCTTCTGTTCTGTGTCGTGTACAAGCCTTACCGCATGACTCATCCCAATTCTTCCTTGTTACCACATTAGCGCCACATCTAGTGACGTAGTGGTAGTTGCCATCATAGAACCTGTAGACTTTGCACCCATCCATCTCTTGAATGACTTGCATGGCGTGGTCTCTTGCAGTCTCTTCTTTACTTGGCCCAAAACCTAGATACAAAAGAAACACAAAACCCCAAACAAGAAGACCCAAGATAAGAACAACACCTGTTGCGTAAGCTATTGCTATGAATGTATCTTTCATGTGTTCAGCTCCTTAAGCTT